CAAAATAGATGACCGAAGTGAAGTAATCAAGTGGGCGCATCAATCTCGTAGCAACTCTCGGTTGCGTGGAGCAGTGGATAGTGCTAAGTCTGACCCTAGGGTTGAAGTAGCAGTTGACACGTGGGACAATGACTCAAACTTGTTGGGTGTTCTCAACGGTGTGATTGACCTAAAGTCAGGTGAGCTTTTGAAGGGTCGTCCAGACCTGCACATTACTCGCCGTGCTCCAGTTACTTACACTCGTGGCCACCGAAACGCTCGCTGGGAGAAGTTCCTAGACGATACAACTGGTGGAGACAAAGAGTATCAAGACTGGCTACAAAGAGCCGCTGGGTACACACTCACTGGCTCCAGTAAGTACGACATTCTTTTCCTAGTTTATGGACCTGGTGGTTCGGGTAAAAATACTTTCGTTGAGGCTTTGGTTAAGTGCCTAGGTACTCAGCAGTACGCTTGGCCTCTGGACTCGACAATTTTGGCTCAGGGCGACGGAAAGTCAAACAGCACTGACCTCTACCACTGGGCTCAGTTGCGTGGACGCCGAATGGTCTGGGTAGACGAACTTCCCGACTCCGAGCGGATTAAAGAGAACTCTGTAAAGAAGTTGACGGGTTCTTCTGAAATCTCAGCCCGTTCTCCTGGAGAGCAACCTTTCACGTTCCAGTCTCAGGCGAAGCTATGGATTTCTACAAACCACCGTCCTATCATTACGGATGATGCCATGTGGCGTCGTATCAGACCTATCCCGTTTGACAGGGTTCCTCTTCACCCAGACCCAAACCTTAAGGACTACATCTTTGACCCAGAAGGCGGACTACCCGCTGTTCTTGCTTGGGCTGTCGAAGGTGCAATGCAGATTCTAAACTCTAATGACCCTGACGCTCTTGGTTGGTGCGTACGAGTTAGAGAAGCAGCTGATGTCTATCGCAAGAACGAAGACCGCATTGGAATCTTCCTTGCCGAAGAGACTGAAGAAGCCGTAGGGATTCAGACAACAATCAAGACTATGTTTAGTGTCTACCGTGTTTGGTCCGAGGACCGTGGCGAGCGCTCAATGACTCAGATTGCATTCACTAGAAAGCTTCTTGAGCGTGGCATGGAGATTGAGGGTACTGGTTCTCGCGCAACTGTCAAGGGTCTCAAGGTTATTTCAAGGATGACGCCTACAGATATGAACTGGCAGACAATGACTTCGATAGCTAGGTTCTAACGGTTAGGGTTAAAAACCTTACCTCCGCCAGAACGGAACGGCGGAAGTTTTCTTCCAGCAGGAGATTTAGCAGTTAGCTTCCCCCCGTGGAATCCTGCAGGTGGCTTAATTAGCAAAGCTGTCATGGCGTGAACCAGAGCGTCTACTCGGTCTGGTGAGCTTCGAGTCTGCTCTGGAATCCAAGAAGTCATCTGAGACTCTAGCTCGGGTAGGTAGTTCACGTGGTGAATTCTTGCCTGCTCGTAGGCCAAAACAATTGGCTCAGCTCTCAAAGCTTTACCGTATTTTGAGTGGACTTCTAAAACCTTTACGCTAGGGTCAATAGCGTTGATTGCGTTACGAACCAAAGCACCACCTTGGTTTACTTCTGCGACAACTGGTGCGCCCCAGCGACGAGCCATCTCAACGACTTTATTAGCCCAGACTTCTGGGGAGCCGTGAATGGTAGCGTCTTCCAGAACCCAAGCGTGGCGCTTGTACAAGTCTCTGTCTCCAGTGGATGCGCAGACGACGATACCGCAAGCGTCCCTTGGGTTTTCTGCTACCGACGGGTCAACACCTATAACTCTCAGGGGGGTGCTAGGCGGGTAGATAAGTTCTCTTGCCTTATCAATCATTTCGATTGTCCAAAGAGCGCCGTCCACATCATCAAGCATTTCGCCGTAAAGCTCTTGCTGCGCGAGAGATGTTCCTTCGTATACTCCAGTAATTGTGTCTAGGTATGCGCCCGACAAGTTTCCAGCGTTATCCAGAGTAGAGCCCTTGGTGATAATAACTTTTGAACCTGAGGCCTTTACAAGTTTAGATTCTTCAATAAGTTTATAAAGTAGCGGCACTCTTTTTGGTGTTGTGGTCACAACCATCTGAGGGTTGGCTCCGAGACGAGTACCGACTCGTATATTGTCAAAAGCAGTCATGCCAGCAGCGTCTGGGGTCTGCCGCCAAGCCGCCACTTCGTCGGACCAGGAATGCGTAAATTGTGGTCCACGCAAACCATCAGGTTCATCTGCAGTGAAAAGACTCGCAGTGTTACCGTTTGGCCAAGTCAGCCTTCGCTTGGACGGTTCGTAGTGAGGTTTCTCTGAGGGAGGGGAGATGTTCATTATTCCGCTCTCGCCTTCGACGATTACGTCTCGAACGTCAGCCGCGGTACGAGCAACTAGCCCAAATCTTCTTTGCCCTGTGGTTGTGTATTTTGCCTGCTCGCGGACCCATTCGGCACCAAGGCGCGTTTTTCCAAATCCACGCCCAGCCATAATTAACCATACGTTCCAGTCGTCACCTTCGGGTGCTAACTGTTCAGGGCGAGCCCAAACGTTCCAGTCCCACATGAGCTGGTCCATGTCCATATCAGCAAGGACAGCCTGTTGCTCCTCTATGGGCAAAAGCGCAATAAGCTCCATCAAACTTTTGCCCATAGGTCACCTACTTCTTTGAGTTACGTTGCAAACTTCTCTGAACTCCATAATACAGGGGCGCAGCTGAGCTGAGTCCTAGCTCCTTTGCCAAGTTGGAAAGCGAGATACCGTTCTGGTATTCCTCGGCCAACTGGTCGTGATACAGGTCTCCGTCTTTTTGACGCGCAGAGGTTACTCGAGACGCGGCTGATTTGATGTCCTGATTTTTTACGCGAACCTTTGGCCTGAAAGCCGACACAGTAATGTCATTCATAACAACGCGACGGCGGACTCCCGCGTACGCTACTTCTAGTTTCTTTGCAAGCAAAGGAAGACTTCCGCCTTTGTTGTAAAACTCTGTAAGCAAACGGGTGTATTCTCTGCTTGCTTCGTGGGCTGGCGAGGACTGGTTACGAGCACCATACGCCTGCTTTGCCTGAGGTAGTATAGGCACAATCATTGTTGCGTATTCTTCTACGAGCTCATAGCTCATGTCATTCTCCATCTATGTCTTTGTATCCCAGATTGTCCACTTTCAAGACTATCATACGTAAGTCCCTAAACCTAATCTATAACCTTAAGGTTTACCGCATGTATTATCGCGTGTCAGTTCTAAAAAGTTGTATCATTTGCTTATGGACTTTTTAATTATTCTTTTGATTGTGGCTGGGGTGCTGGCAATTCTGTGGGTTCTGTTATTGCTAATGTCTGGACTTGTTTTGCTCTCGGCGGTCGCTAAGTTAAAAGACGACTGGCTAGTCTCAGTGCGTGACCTGGATAAAAAGCCCTGAGCTAAACAGCCTCAGGGATTTCTTTAGAGAATGCCACAAAAACGTATCGAACAGTACTTGCGTACCACTCTTTACCTTTGTTAGTTGTTGGAACTCCCTCTTTGTTCAGCTTCTGAGCTATTACGTTAAAAGAAAGACCAGCGTTTCTTTCGTTCCAAATTCTTCGCTTTAGGTCTATGTCCAGTACTGACTTAGGGCCAATGTCAACTCCCCAGACTTTACCGTTGTCACGTCGGTCTTGATGGACATCCTTCTGGCGTAGAGAAATCATTCCTCTTTCCATCTCGGCCATGGCTGACATTATTGTGACGACGAATCTTCCTTGGTATGTGGCAGTGTCTAGCCCAAGGTCAAGCAGGGCTAATCGCCATTCATACTTATGAGAACGGTCAACAATGCTGAGAAAGTCTCGAGTGGAGCGAGCTAGTCGGTCCAACCTTGTGACATACATAGCCTGAGCAAGCCCAGAGTCAAGTTCTTCCAGTGCCTTCTTCAGCACTGGTCTACCTTGAATACTCTTCCCTGAGCGCCCCTCTTCTCTAAGAATTACAGGCGTATAGCCAGCCAACTCAGCAGCAGCGATTAGCTGCTTCTCCTGAGCTCCAAGGCTCATACCGTCTGTTGCTTGCATTTGAGTTGAGACTCGTGCATAGCAATAAGCAATGCCTTCAGTCATTACGGAGCTACTCTTCCGTTCGCAACAAAAGACTTGTGGGTCAATGGCATGAGCTCCTCGAAGATGGCTTCGTATTTCTCTGCGACTATCTCAATCTCGCGCTGTGGGTATGACGGAAACCTTTGGCCTTCTACGTTGCGACGCAGTGACAAAAAGTTCATAAGAGCGCGGGCGTTCATGGTGACGTATGCCGATGAGTAGATGGTTGTGGGCAGAACTGCTCTGGCCACCTCTCGGGCAACTCCCGCGTCCAGCATCCCTGTGTATTCTGCGTAAGCACTTTCGCAGGAAGTAACAAAGCTGTTAGACACAACTTCGTACTGCTCAGGGGTGCCTGCACTAAATACGTAAGCTCCTGGCTTGCCAGTCTGGATAAGGTTGCGAGATACGTCTGGAACGTAGAACTCTGCCTCTAGCTTCTTGTATCGTCCCGACTCTTCGTTATAGCTAGCCATGCGGTGACGCATGTGCTCTCTCCAAACAAAAATAGGGGCCTTTACGTAGAAAGTAAAGACAGAATGCTCAAAAGGAGAGCCGTGACGGTCGCGAACCAGCCAGTTGATTAGACCAGCTTGCCTGTCCGATGCGTCCTCGGAGAATCCCTCGTTGCCGTGGAATGAGCGCTCGCCTTGGGTTGAAACCTTGGCAGCGAAGATTACATCGGCATCTGACGCACTGTGCTTGACCAGTTCTACGGTCATGTCTGAGTTAAAGATTGTCATTAGTTCCTAATCTACCGAGTGCATCTTAAAAAAGCTTTTCTTGTCTTCGCTCTTCTTATTCTTCGCTTTGCCTAAGGTTACGAAGAGGCTTTTGACCAAACCGTAGACCAAAACAATGGCGATGATGCCAATAGCGAGGACCAAAATAGAGCCGAGCAGGAACATACCTAGCTCAAATGCAAACTCGAATGGTGCTTTCCAATTGATACTCATAATTACCTTCTTTCTGTCGTTTAACTAGACTATATCATACAGTGTTATGTCTAAAACTGTATTACTTATTTGTATTATACCTAATGTTCATTTGGAGTTCGTACAATTTAGGCACTTTGCCCAGTAAATACAAGGAAAATGCCCCTATAAAACTTCGTGCAAAACCCGTTTTTTCGGGCTCACTCTCCCTGTGAAGTCAAAGCAATAGATAGGGCTTTTTGCTTAGCTTTAGCACGCTTACGTTCTCGTGCGTAAGCATTCTTTAGGGGTGCACACAGAGTGCATCGACAGTTTCGCATACCTGTAGTGCCACCTCCGTGCCCAACAGAAGACATCTCAATGGTTTTCTCTTTGTGACATGGGACGCATAAAAGTTGGCACTTTAAGCTCTCTGCTCGGATAACATCCATGCTCGCACTAGTCAGCCTTTTGGATATGGGAAAGGATTTGTTTTTGGGGTCGATATGGTCGAACTCCAAATCACTTGTCTTGGCGCACTTAACGCACTTTCCGCCCATTTCTAAAATAAGCGCTTCTCTGCGCTCACGGTAGCGATTAGCTAAATACTCACGCATGTATGCGTTGTAGTCTTCTCTGTCCTTTTTCGGCATTTTTCGCGCTCACACTCCGTTAACGTATTGAGGAGAAGTCACTTCTGCCATAGACCTCAGTTGGTCAAAGGGAACTCTCCAACGGCGCTTGCTAGATATCTGGGTAAGCTCAAAAGTGGACTGTCGGCAGTCAGAGCCCCACATCCACCCAACCGCTGTGTAGGGAGGAGATACGTTATCTCTGTCCCTCGGCTTCATATCTTCGAGCCCGCCAACAAGGAGTACATAAGCAACATCTATGTCGTCGCCTTCTTCATGCCTCAGGGACCAAGTCGAGTCGTCCACCCTTTTATTGGTGAAGCAATACCTAATCTCGTAGGGGGGAACATCTGCAGCGGACTTCCACTTGTTTACGTGGGGAACAAAATCACTAAGGCCAACCATTCGAGCAAAGGCCATTTCAGAGCCAGCAGCAACTGAGTGTTGCCAAATCTCTGCAACGTCTCCTTGGGAGTATCTTCGATTAGCTTCGGGCCTTGCGAGGTAGGGCTCTTGGCGTTCAAAGCCAACGCGAGCGCAAGTTGCTTCTTCTTGAGGGGTCAGGGAGTAGCTCCACTGAGAATTGTCATTTGTCATATAATAGATACTACACCACAAAACTCGTTTTTTCGCGCTCTCACTCCGTAAAGGGAATCTTCCAGAGAAATAGGGGAGTTTAGGTGTGGGGGGAGTGTGGAGGCGGAGGTGCCAGACCAATCGAGAAATCCCAATCCATGCTTCCTGGCAC